CTCATACAATACCCCAGACATAACATTAACAATGTTAAAGTCGTGGATGCATGTTCACAATAAAACACAAAGGTTAGTTGTTTGTGAAAACTCAACTAATAGTGATACAAAAAATCTATTATATGATCACAAGATTCCGTATGTATCTTTACCAGGTACAAGTCATGGTGATGGTGTGAATAAAGCACTTGAGTTATGCAAAACAAAATATGCACTTCTTGTTGATACTGATGTTATTTTCTTGCGAGATCATAGTGATGTTTTTCAGCAATTCAAAGATACGGGACTGACCTTAATGGGTAAGGTCGAAGGTGATCGGGGAGGTAAACATATCTATAATAGAGTTAACCCGTGGCATTGCTTTATAGATGTTGAAAAGATAAAGCAGCATGGAATTATTTTCTTTGATAAAGAGAGAATGTTAGAAAGCTTTAAGACCGATAAGATATATGATATCGGTTCTACATTCTTAGCAGATGTCAAACAAGCTGGTCTGAAAATAGGTAACGTAGACTTAAGCGGTAAGTATTACATTCATCTTGAAGGAATGAGTTGGTATAAAAACAAATTCGATAGTACGAAAGAAGATACTGGGATAGATTTTGGAGGTACACATAATAATGCTGCGTTTGTTCATGCATACGATCAAAAGTATAATTCATTTTTACAACTTAAACAGCAGTATAAAGATGTAAAAGTATCCAACAAATTTATCTATGAAGAACCAACATTCTTAATTAAATTCCCAACGAGAGGTAGACCTGATAAATTTTTTAACACATTAGACAAATACTACTATTTACTATCAGGTAAACGTAAAGTAAAGTTCTTTGTAACTTGTGATGTTGATGATGTCACTATGAACAATACTCAAGTTCGCGAAAAGTTCAAAGGTTATCAAAACCTAGAAGTAGAATATGGTAATAGTAGAACTAAGATAGAAGCAATAAACTCAAACGTAAATAAACAAGATTTTCAGATATTATTGCTAGCGTCGGATGATATGGTTCCTGTTGTACGTGGGTATGACGATATTATAATAAAGTCGATGTGTGATACTTTTCCAGATTTCGATGGTATTGTATGGTTTAATGACGGTGTCCAACAAAATAGACTTAACACTCTTTGCATTCTAGGTAGATCATATTATAATAGGTTTGGGTACATTTATCATCCTGAGTACAAATCGTTATGGTGTGATATGGAATTTACAATGGTTGGTAACTTGTTAAACAGACAAAAGTATTTTGATCAAGTTATTATTAAACACGAACATCATTCAGTATTAAACAGTGAAATGGATGAAACGTATATACAAAACGAAACATACGAAGGTATAGATAAACAGACGTTCATAGAACGACAACATAAACAATTTAATCTAAAATGAAAATTAAAGCTTATACATTATTTACAGATTCACATAAAAAGTTTTTAACAGATTATTTCATACCGACGTTTCCATATCGTGAAGAAATAGAATTAACTATCTTACATAGACCTCAAAAATGTAAAACAGCTAGTTTTGAAACAGATGGTTGGCATGATACAATGCGTGATAAAGTTAATTGCTTTATTGAAGGTATTAATCAATGTTCAGATGAAGAGATCTTTATGTTTATAGATCCTGATATTCAATTTTTCGGTGATTTTTACGATGATATTATTAGCGGCTTAGCTAATAAAGAAGCTATATTTCAAAACGATGTATTTGGCGGTGTTAACACAGGGTTTTTCGCTGTTAAAAATACACAAAAAATTCGATCCTTCTTTAAGACTGTGCTAGGTAATTTAGATTCCTTTAGTCAAGAGCAAGTGCTTGCAAACCACCTACTAACTAACTCTGCACGTTATCCAGCAATAGCTATAGATTGGGCTTTTTTACCTGCAAAATACTGGACGTATGGTCATATTGCTGCAATACCAACAACTGGACCAGACCCATATAGAGGAAGCTGGACACCTGATGCACCTGATTTTGATGTGCCAGAAGATATAGTTATTCACCATGCTAACTGGACAGCTGGTATTGACAATAAACTAAAATTACTTAATATTGTACGTAATAAGCTCTCATGATCATTGATTTTAAAAATCTAAGACCACCAGCAGATTATCCAGTATATCCACCATACCATACAGGTAATTATCTGGAAGAACATTTTTATAGTTTTTATAAGGAGCATAAAAATGAATTTGATAAGACAGGATACACTCTAATACCTATCTTTTGGACTAATGTGTATATTACAAATAAAAATGTTAATTTAGTTCAACCTTACTTAGACTCACTTCCTGTAGGCAAATATTTTACTGTATCGCAACATGATGATGCGGTAAAAGAGCAATTACCGATAGGTACTTTAAGTTTTGAAGCTGGTGGTAATGGAAACGGTATACCTATACCGTTAATATGTTCTCCAATTGATGAGCAAAAAACACAACTCGTACAAAAAGATATATTCTGTTCATTTGTAGGTTCTATTACACATAGTATCAGAACCGAAATATATAACCGATACTCAAATGATAGTTCTTTCTTAATTTTGGGCAAGAACTGGACGAGTACAGTTAGCGAAGATAGCTTTAATACTTTTATAGATATAACTAAACGTTCAAAATTTTCTCTATGTCCTAGAGGTTACGGGGCGCAGAGTTTTAGATTATATGAAGTGTTACAGTTAAACACTGTACCTGTAGTTATTTACGATAAAGAATGGTTTCCATTTAATGATGTAATTGATTGGAATAGTTTTTGTGTTACTCTGCATATAGATAACATTGACAAGCTAAAGACTATTTTAGAAAGTATAACCGATCAACAATATGAAGAAATGCTTCAAAATGGTAAACGTGTGTATAACAAATATTTTACTATGAACGGTATGTCAACTCGTATATTACAAATTTTACAAGCTTAATAATTATGAGTAACATAAATTTCGTTGATGGTAGTTTTTATTTAAATGAACAATTTAAAACTGATGCTCCATTCGCCTGTGGGAAGATTGGAAATTGTGAATTAATGTGTATCAGTAATTATTATGAATATACATCTAAGGGATTACCAGTTAAGTGGTGGTCAGTGGTAGAGAAAGAGATATATGAAAATGCAGGAGTTTTTCCGCAGACAGAAAAATCTAGAGTAGACTTTATTAAAGAAATCTCTAACAGTCTGCCTTACATAGACTCGTTACCGTTGTGGTCGTCTTTTAATAGAGATTTTGAATATAATATAATTAAAAGCTATAATAATAAAAGTGTACTAATTGACCTTCAAAGCTTAGAGCCTTTTTATTCAGGTTCACCATGGACGGAGCATTTAAAGGGTAAATGTGTATTAGTTATTTCGCCTTTTATCGAGACAATAAAGTCGCAGTATACTAAACGTGATAAGATATGGGACGATAAGCGCATTCTACCAGATTTTGAACTTATAACAATAAAACATCAGCACTCACCAGGTATAGATACACCTAGTGAGTATGCTAGTTGGTTAGAGATGGTAGCAGATTTAAAAAGGCAGATGGATAATATACAGTATGATGTTTTGCTTGTAGGTGCAGGTGCTACATCGCTTCCACTTGTAGCGCACGCTAAAAAGAACGGAAAGAAAGGTATTCACCTAGGAGGTCCACTGCAAATTCTATTCGGTATAAAAGGCGAAAGATGGAATAACTCTAATATCGGCAAGTATTTTTATAATGATTCATGGGTATATCCTTCTATAGAAGAGACGCCTCAATTTTATAAGAATATAGAAGGAGGGTGTTACTGGTAATTAGTAATTGCATTATTATATTTAAAAACTAAATCATATTATGAGTGTTATTGTTAATCATATTTCCGGATCTAGACACGGAAACCAGTTGTGTCAGCACATGATCGGGCGAATTATATCCGAAAGGTTAAAATTTAAATTATTCGGAATAGATCAAAATCATAGAGAATTCTCTATGAATGGATTTGAATTAAATTATAATCAACCGGGTTATGCATATTACGAGAATCCAGTACAGAGAATAGGGACAAGTAGCAATTATAATTACACAGAAACGCTCGAATGGGCGCATCCAGATGTTGATTTAGAGGTGGTCTGTAATGACCCTACCCCTAGAAGAATTATACTCGAAGGATTCTTTCAGAGAAAAAAATACTTCTTACCGTATAAAGAACAAATTAAGGACTGGTACAATTTTATTAATTATGATATACCTTCTGATCACGCAGCTATACACATAAGGTTGGGTGATTTGAGAGAAACTAATCACCCCGATCTTTTACCTGTAGAGTATTATCATAAGGCACTAGATATGATTAATTTTAACAAACTTACTATTTGTACTGATACACCAACAGATAGTGAATATATACTACCTTTAATTAAAAAGTATAACGCTCAAATTTTTACTGGTAATGAAAGAGAGACAATCTGCTTTCTTGCCTCGCATAACAATTCTGTTTTAAGTGTTGGTTCATTTAGCTTCTGGGCTAGCCTATTCAGCGAAGGTAAGAACATCATTAATGCAATACCTACGAAAGGTAATAATAGAATCGACCCGTATAATGGAGTTGATCTATTGATTCAAAGCCCTAATCACAAATACATAGATTTAAGATAATGAAAGTAATTAAAGGTACAGATAAAGGATTCTTTGCTGTTTCAAATGATACAGCGCGTCATATATCACAGTGTATAAACAATAATGAAAAGTGGTTCGTTATGTGGGGTGATGAAACGCTATATTATGATTCGGCACGTGGTAGTAATGTATGGGAGTATTATTTCAAACAAATTCATGATTTGAAAGAACCTGCTCAAGTAGTTCAAGATTACACAGAGTTGATATTACTAAAAGATAATAGTTTTAGATCAACAATGAACTACATCTACAAAAATTATTTTGTTCTAAATGACTCTATAGAAGAAAAACTATCACCTAATTATAAGTTATTTGAAGAAAACAAAATATTAGGTGTACATATAAGACGTACAGATAAATTTTTAGTAGGTATGTATGGCACTACTTATAAACATGCACCGGTTGATTTAGATATTTTTAAACAAGAAATAGATAAAGTAGTGAATAGTTATGATTACATCTACTTAGCAACAGATTGCATTGATGCTGTTAATTATATTAAGGAACAATACGGTAAGAAAGTAATTTATAATATCAATGCAATACGTGGTAATAGTACAAGAAGTATTCATAATAACTTTAAAGATCTATCTGGCTATATAAAAGGTCTTAATGTTCTTACTGACGTAATTTTATTGTCAAAGTGTAAACATCTGATAAGATCTTCCTCTAATGTATCTGTTACATCTCTATACTTAAATTTGGACTTAACACATCTCAATGTTAATGAAAAATATCTTAACGACTCAGAAAAAGAAATTCTATGAAAACTAATTGGCCTACTTTTGATGAATCGATGAGATTTAGTCGTAATTATAATGTATATAAAACAGATTTTGATAAATGGGAGTTCTTTGAAAAGAAGTATATAGAAATTCAGAATAGAGAACCTCAAGAGCAAAAAATACCTAAAATATTACACCAAATATGGTTAGGTAACTTTATGCCTGAAAGAGAAGTGGAGCACTGTCACCGCGTTAAAAATGCCCTTCCATCCGACTGGGTGTATAAATTATGGCGTGATGAAGACGTTAACCAGCTCACTAATTTCACACAACTAGAACTTTTTAACCAAACACCTAATGTAGGTCAAAAGTCAGACCTACTACGTTTACACATATTATGTGAATATGGTGGTGTATACTGTGATACAGATTTTGTTCTTAATAAATCTTTTGATGATCTGTTGGATTTAGATTTTTTTGCAGGTATAGTGTATGATAATACACCTAACGTATCAAATAGTGTCATGGGTAGTAGTCCGAGAAATGAACTAATCTTAGATATGCAAGTTTTAGAAACGCCAATGTTACACGGTGATGGTATGGATATCATAAATACAACTGGTCAAGGACTAATAACAAGTAAAATTTTCAAAAACAAAGATAAATTTACTAATTTTGTTGTTTTACCTAACCTGTTCCTGTACCCGTTTCCTAATTGTCCTAGCTGTAGAGATTTAGGATCAGATTTTAGTAAATACTTAACATCAGAAACATACTGCTGTCATTTATGGCATGGATCGTGGATGTAGTGGATATATAAAAATTGATTGTAAATAAATTAATAATTATGATGGTAGACTTACATACAGCTATTAAAAAGTATAATATGAATATTACTGGTGTTATTCATGTTGGCGGACATCATGGCGAAGAATATTATACATATAAGAGTATAAATTCGATAGATAGTATTATATTTTTCGAACCTGATAAGGATAGTTTTAAAAAATTAAAAGAGAAAACATCTCACGATGAAAAGGTTATTTGTATCAACAAAGCTCTTGGACCGTTTTCATGTGAAGCTACACTTCATAGAACACCTAATCAAGACGGTCAATCAAATTCTATTTTAGAACCCTTTAAACATACACATATATACCCAGGTATCGTTTTTACAAATAAAGATACTGTAAAGGTTGAGCCACTTGATAAATTTCAACCTAGCCCAGCTCTAAATTTCTTGAATATGGATGTACAGGGAGCTGAGTTAACTGTTCTTTTAGGTGCATCAAGTACACTAGAAAATATACAGTATATTTTAACCGAAGTTAACACAGATGAACTGTATAAAAACTGCGCTCTTATTGAAGACCTTGATTATTTTCTCGGTAAGTATAATTTTAAGAGAGTTGAGACCGTTTTAGATATCGATAGTCAAGCATGGGGTGATGCTTTATATATTAAAGAGAAATAATCTATGAATAAAACTATTTGCACAGTTCTTGTAACAAATGATGCTTTTTTTGATCGTTTAATACAAACACTTAGTAGTATATTATCTTATGAGTATGTAGGTGATATATGTGTTGTAATAGGCGACGATTTAGTAAACTCAGATAAATTAAATCATAATTTATTAAAACAAGCTAGCATTACTATTAAGCATTTTCCTGATATTATTTTTACAGATGATTTTAATGAAAAATTTAATTCAATGCCACGTGAAGAGTACTGGCGCTGTAAAAAGTTTCAATACCATAAACTAAATCTGTTTAATACTTTTTTTAAACAGTGGGATTATGTATTTTATATTGATTCAGGAATGAAAGTTTATAGTTCAATAATGCCCATCGTTAATGCTAGACGAGAAGGAAAATTTTTAGCTCATTCAGATGCTTACCCGGATTATAATTATAACTTAGAATTTCAGTTTATAAAGGAAGATCCATTATTTTTTGAACTATCTAAAAAATATAATTTTGGTGTAGACTTTCCACAAACGACAATTATGCTTTATGATACATCTATCTTAGATGAAAAGACGTTTACTGACTTAGTAGAGTTAGCAGAAGAGTGTAAAATTTCAAAGACAAATGATCAAGGTATAATCGCTTTATATTACACTAATATAAAGCCTCTTTGGGAACAAATTCAGCTAGAGGGCGAAAATACTTGGTTTTATGATTATGAATTGAGACCGAATAAAACAAATAAACCGCATATAATGTTAAAACGTGTATAATCAAATAAAAATCTTTATTTTACATCACACACCTGCTGTAGAGCGTAAAAATACCTTGTTAGCTGATATCGGCGCAGTAAACTTACCTTACTCTATAGAGTGGATAGAAGGTTTTCTGCCAGAGGAAATTGAAGGTATCAGTGCTAGCATTAGGATTAGCGAACTCTCTTTATCGCTTAAACATCAATATGTTCTACAGCAAATAATACAAAACGAAATTCAGTATGGAATAATTTTTGAAGATGATGTAGACTTGCAAAGTGTTCCTAAAATTCAAGAATTTCTTGAGCAAAGTATTGACGATCTACAAGCAAAAACAGGTGATATATTATGGATTGGAGATGTGTGGGTGGGTAAATACTCAATACCAATAGAAAAAAAGATACCTACTGAAATTTCTTTTTTTTCTGATAATTGTTTTTCGAGATGCACACATGCGTATATAATAAGTCAGCAAGGGGCTAAGTTAGTACTTGACAACTATCATTACAACCAACCTATAGATCATTTATACAACGAGATTATAGCTAATAAAATAATAATATCAGGTTGGACGGAGCCTGGATTACTTCAAAAATCAGCAGAGGGTAAACTACCGTCTTTAATTCAATGAAAGAAAATATTAATAAATCATTACTTGAAGCTTTTTCGTATGCTAATTTGAATATACAAGATGAAGTATGTGAGTTACAACGAGCGGTTTTTGCAAAATTTAATTTACCTGTGTTACAGGTAAAGGTAAATTCAAATCACGGAGACTTTTTAACAGAAGTAGCAAAAGACTGTAGTAGTGAGTATATTATTTTTTTTGATGTTGATTGTATACCCCTTGTACCTAACCTATATGATATAATTCTCGATGAATTAAAAGGTAATGACTGCATTATAGGTATAGAGCAGATGTGTAATTGTAATCCTTATAATCATATATACGCTGGCCCAGCTTGCCTTGCTTTTCCTACAGCATTATTTAAAAAGTTAGGTTGCCCTTCTTTAATGCAGCAGGGTGATAGAAGTGATGTGGGTGAAGAGTTAACATGGCTATGCGAAGAAAATAATTTTGAAGTAAAATTATTTAGAGCTTCATCATCGGAGATTCCAAAATGGAAATTAACTGATGATAGAGACTTCGGTATTGGTACTACATATAGTTATAATAATATAGAAGTATTATACCATCAATTTGAAATACGTAAAAGTAGTGATAATTTTATAAAAAAGTGTAAATCTATTTTGAAATAATTTATGAAAAATAAAACATTAACTGAGATTGGAATACATTATGGTACTGATAAAGCTACCTTTCATGGATTTACAGATATTTACGACAAATATTTTACTCCTTTGCGAGATAATAAATTGTCTATTTTAGAAATAGGTATAGATAAAGGATACTCTATTTTTACTTTGAGAGATTATTTTACAGACGCGCAAATTTACGCTATTGATTGTTTAGATAAGTCTCACCTAAATCAAAATAACGATTTTATCTTGAGTGTTGGTGACCAAGCTAATAGAGAATATATGCGAAATCTGTTTACTGGTATTGAGTTTGATATTATAATTGATGATGGTGGGCATGGAATGGAACAACAGCAAGTAACGTTAGAAGAAATGTTACCTAGATTAAAATCAAAAGGTATTTATATTTTAGAAGATCTACATACCAGCTATGAATACGGTTATTCAGATAATACTACTAATAATACGACACTAAATCTAATTGAATGTATTAAAGCGCAGACTATAACAGATAGAGGATTTTATATTAACAATCTTAATTCTATTGTTAATCAAATAGGTGAGTGTAATATTTTTTATAACAATACTTCAAGCGACGACATACATCGAAGTAAATCAATTACCTCAATCTTAATAAAAAAAGACACATATATGAAAAAGGTTTAAATATTGTTTATAACTGGATTAAACTTCAAACGAGTATATAATCAATTATATGATCATTGAACAACCAATATACAACGGAGACTTAATTCATAAGCGTTTTGCGTATCAGTTCTTTAAAAAGAAAGTATCACCTTATGGTAATGTTGTTGCTTTCAGAGCGCCGATGTTTGTAAGTGACAATCTGATTGACTTAGAAGATTCTCTTAGTAAGGATTATATTTTCAGTGATGATGCTATAAACTTCTGTTGGGAGATACCGAACCTATGCGCTCTTGGTGCTGTCGCATATCAACGATATTTCAATACAGGGATCGCAAACATTCTCTCTAGGTATATCGAAGCGCCTATTGAGATGAGAGGTGACGATCTAATGGTACATCGTAAGTTTATTGGCTCCGATAAAACTGAGCGTGATGTTGGTAAGGTTAGTGTCTCAATTACATACACGAAGGATAATGTAGCTATTGGTCATACTGGAATTAATATCAATGCAGGTAAGAAAGCTCCAGGCTTTGCTTTTAGTTCAAATCTTAACGATACTCAGGTCAAGTCGTTCATGGAAGATGTAATTGAGTTCTTTAATTATTCCGTGTCTGATATGCAGATTGCAACGACCAAAGTGATTGTATGAATTTCTTCGATATAATACGTAGCTTATTTTTCTTTAGACGTAACGGTTTATATGAAGAATTAGATCATGACTGTCTTCAACTTTTCATGCCGTTTCTTCTGAACCGCTGGCTTAGTTTCTCAGATAGAGCTAAGGCTGTATTTGTAAATGAAACGTATAACAAATTTGCAATGCTGTTTGAAAATAAAAGTGATCATTACAAGTTTTACTATCATTTAACTCCTCGTAGTAACTTTAAAAAAATCGCTTATGTTAAGAAGAACAAAGTTGATAAAGCAGACAAGGAAAAAACAGCTAATGAAGCTAATTTAAAATTATTTGCATCAAATAATCTACTTTCCACAAGAGAGTTGAATATGTATCTTGCTTTACAAAATAATAAGAGTATATAACAATATGGCACAAGTAAGCATTGATAAGCTAGAACCGATGAGAAGCTTGATTGATTTATCTTCTCACTCAGAAGGAGATTTCGGTCTTGAAAATTTAGAATTGTCGTTCATTTTTGACGATATTCTGTTAGTAGAGTATATTGATACGACCGATCAGGGTGATAGTATTATGCGTAACGGACTTTACATTCCAACTAACGTTCTTACAAAAGCCTGGCGTAAGGCGAGAGTCATTCTAGTTGGTCCTCGAGCCCAATATACTAACGTTGGTGATATTGTAGTGTTTCCAAATAACCTAGGAATTACAGTATCAAATCTTGATATTTGTAATCACGGTAGAATTGCAAATGGTGTATTCCTAAACGAGAGTAGAGTATTCGGTATCTGTAAGCCAAAGCAAGATGCTAGTAACGAGACCAACGCTTGAAAACTTACTACTGCGCAATGTACTCGATTTGCGCTTTGTAAGACGTTCCTCAGCTCCGGGTAGACCTCCTACCCGGAGAATGCTGTGTACTAAGTCATACGACTTACTTGGCTCTACTAACGGTCGAATAGTTTTAAACTACAGACCGCCAAAGAGTGGGAAACAAATTATTGAATCAAAAGAAAATGCATGCGTTGTATGGGATATTCTAATGCAAGATTATCGAATTGTATCAGCAGATGAAGTAAATGTAATTCGTGAAATACCTGCTAATGATGAGTTCTGGAATTACTTCAACAAGAACATCCTACCAATGTCAGCTGAACAAAAATTAACATACATGGACTCATGAATATAGATATTTACGATAAAATTCTTCAACAGTTCTTACAATCTAAAATAGCTGTAAAGGTTAATAATAAGGTTTTACGATCTGGTAAGCTGCAACTATTTAACATCAAGCAGTACTTTATTAGACTTCATATTGAGAATGATAAGAATATTACAAAGGTATTAGAATTACCTTACCCGTATCTCATGAATTATGAAGCAGGTAAAGGATGTACATTGAATTACAAGCTCACATCGTTATGTAACAATCATCGCGATACTGTAAATATGTTGAGATCAATCCGAGGCGAATCTCAACATAAAATTTATGATAATGAAGTATCCATACTCTCATTAAATTAAAGGAACAGCCATATAATATCTTTATATGGCTTTTAAACTATTACAACAATTCCCTGAGGGATATACACCGAACGAGCAGCAAGTAAAACTACTTACAAATATTGAAAATGCCTTTGAAGAAGGTTATAAATTTGTAGTGTGTTGTGCACCAACTGGCTCAGGTAAATCATTTATCTCTAAGACGATTGGGAATATTGCTAAAAATTGTAGTGATAGCTATAGTGAGTTGGTAAACTCATATCAAATCTACAAAAGAGATACAAGCGGTAATTATACTTACAGCAGTGAGTCTAAAGATGAAGCTCCATTTGGAGTTTTTGCTTTAACTATTACAAAGACACTACAAGATCAGTATAAAGAGCTATTTGATGACGTTAAAGTAGTAAAGGGTAAGTCTAACTATCAATGCACAGTTGATACTAATTTTTCAGTAGAGCACGCTCCTTGCGTTCATCTTAATAAGCTTAAAGAGCAATGTTGGTCAACGAATTCATGTCCATATTATACTGCTCGTAATGAAGCTGTAGTTTCAAAGTTTGCAGCTCTAAACTACAATATGTTTTTTGCTCTTCCTTCTGTTGTAAAGAAGCGTCAGTATCTTGTATGTGATGAGGCGTCTGAATTAGAGGATCAACTAGTTAAAGAGTTCTCATGCCAGTTAAATTACGAAACGCTAAAGAAGTGTGGTGTTACTATTAGACCGTTTCCATCCGGCGCTGACTATAGTAAAGTTGGTAAGTGGCTCAATGTTCTGACTGTCGATCTACACGAACGAGTAGAAGAATTGAGAGATGATATCAATGCTCAGAAAAAGAATGCAGCTAAGCTAGCAGAAATGAAGCAAGAGCTGAATACTATTCTTAAGCTTCGTAGCAAAGTTGACACAATGATTGATACTTGGAATGATAGTGAGTATCTATTTGAGCGTGTTGAAAAAGGTATCAACTTCACACCGCTAAAGGTAGACAAACTTGCAAAGCATATTTTCGATCACGCTGATAAGATTGTGCTTATGTCAGCAACTATTATTGATCCTACTAACTTCTGTAAGATACTAGGTATTGATAAATTCAAATACGTAGAAGCAGAATCAACGTTCAAAGCAAGTAATGCTCCAATCTATGCTAACACAAAAACTAAGCTAAACTTTTCCAACCTGAAATCTCGACTGCCTTATATTGCAGAGCAGATTCAAAGTATCTTTAAGCTACACGCTAATGAAAAAGGTATTATCCATACTCAGAGTAACTTCATAACTAATTACCTAAAAGAGAATATTGTAGATAGTCGCTTGCTGTTTAGAGAGCCTGGAGTTCGAAATGAGGATATCCTCGATACTCATTATAATACTGATTTACCAACTGTGCTTGCTTCTCCGTCTATGTCTCATGGAGTAGACTTGAAAGGTGATCTAGCAAAGTTTCAAATCATTATTAAAGCACCTTATCTACCTACAAATGATAATCGAGTTGAGCGTATGATGAAGCTCGACTTCAACTGGTATACTAATAAGATGCTTAGCAATCTTATCCAAGCTTGCGGTCGTGGAGTTAGGTCAAATAAGGACTTCTGTACAACTTATATTCTTGACGCTGCTATTGTTGAGAGTATAATTAAGAACAAATCTAAGATTCCTAAATATTTCATAGATAGATTTATGTAGACTAAATATCCATGTGAAAGATTACACCTACTCGTTTGAGATAAAAGATCTACTCACACAATTTTTGTGTGCATTTGATGATACAATTATTAAGAGATATGATAAGGACAGAAATGCAAAAGAGTTAATAGAAGTAAGATATGTACTCGCGCCGAAGCAGCGAGTTATGTATGATATTATTAATAAGGCTCAAAACTTAACACTACCAGTAGTCGCTCTCAATGTTACAGGTATATCGCGTGATCAGTCTCGTGTATTCAATAAGCTAGATAGCACATATAATACGTTAAATAAACACCAATCGAAGGTGTTAATGCCTATACCTATAAACATTGAAGTGTCAATGTCTATATTAGCAAGATATATGCAAGACATGGACCAAATTATATCTAACTTTGTTCCATTTAGTAACCCTTATATTATATTGACATGGAAAGAACCAACCAATGTACCTGATCAAGTACTAGAAATTAGATCTGAGGTACTATGGAGTGGTTCAATTTCATTAACTGAACCAACAGATCTTGCTGCTAGTGATAAGTTCCGTATTGTTGGTGACACAGCCTTTACAATAAAGGGATGGTTGTTCAGAAATAAAAACGAGATTTCATCACAAATTTACTTTATTGATGCAAACTTCATGGCTGTATCAGGATCTAAAATTATAATTGATGATAGTAACTATTCATCATTCATAAATAGTTTATCTACAAATACAGAAACTGTATCAATATCAGCTACACCAAGCTTAACCAACTTATACTACAATTATGATGGTAAGCTATTACCGATAAGAACAAACTATACACTTACACCATCAGCAAGTTCGAGTAATTTCGTACTGTATGGTAGAAGCTTTTCATATACTAATGCCGTTTTATTATGTGGTAGTAATACCTTCACAAATAAAATCACGTCATTTAATTCAACTTATACTGGATCAGTTACTGGCAGTTTACTAGATCCATCATATTATACGATTGTCGATAATAATATAATGACAATTGATTTATCCTCTCTATCTGGATCGGGTACATTTAACGTTGTAATAAATAATACTGCAGGATGGACAAGTACTTACACTATAAATAACTGTACTTTTACAAAACCTTAATTAAATAATAACACAGATGGCAGATTCAAGCACCACATCAACTCAAAATCGAAATTATGTAGGAAATGATGGTAGATCATCTACATTTGGTAGAAATTTAATGTCTTATATTCAGAATAAGTTACCTTATTCTAACATTATTGATCCAAATCAAAACGATTTAAATCCAAAATATAAGATCTTCGCTGACACTGGTATAAGAAGATCTGAAGCACTTGCTAAGAATTCAATATCTATCTCGAATGAGTATAACAATATGCCTATCGGCTCGATGGGTAAGGATACTTCATTCGGTCAGGTAATGTATGCTAACATCGAAGAAAATAAAGGTGCAAGATTAAGAGACTATCGAGTAATTGCTGCGTATTCGGATGTTGCTGATGCGCTAGATGAAATTTGTGATGAAGCTATTAATACCGATGAAAACGGAGCAGAATTGACAATTAAGTATAAGCAAGTTGACTTATCATCTTCAGAAAAAGAAAGCCTTGACGAAGAGTTTTCAAAATATATTAACTACTTCGATTTAAAGAATAAAGGTTGGCAGTATGTTAGACAATTGTTAATAGAGGGTGAATTGTTCTTCGAACTCATTATTCATAAAGATTACGCACATGAAGGTGTATTGGGCATAATTAACTTACCAAGTGAGTTAATCGATCCAGTGTATAACAACATACAAAACTTAATGGTTAAGGGTTTCATTTACAAGAAGCCTGTCTTTGATCCTTCAAAGCCGGATAAAGCTGCGAGAACAGAATTTGTACCGGTAGATGAAAATCAAATAGTGTACATTAACTCTGGTGTAATGAATGAGAGCATGACAATGGTTCTACCATTCTTAGAAAATGCCCGCCGTTCGTACAGACAGTTATCTTTAATTGAAGATGCTATCGTCATCTACAGATTGGTTCGTGCACCTGAGCGTCTTGTATTCAACGTTGATGTAGGTAATATGGCAGCTCCAAAAGCTGAAGCATATCTCAAGAAATTAATAAGCAATTACTGGTCATCAAAAACATTTGATATTGATCAAGCAGATGTAGTTAAGAAGTTTAACCCACAGTCTATGCTAGACGCATTCTGGTTTCCAAAGCGTGCTGGTTCGGAAGGTTCAAGTGTGAGTCAGCTAGCAGGTGGTCAAAACCTAGGTGAGTTATCAGACTTAATGTACTTCATTAAGAAGCTCTATAGATCACTAAAAGTACCTGCATCAAGACTCGATCCACAAGATGCATTTAGAGATGGTGCTGAAATCCTTAGAGAAGAATTAAAGTTTGCTCGTTTCATTATGAGACAGCAACAACGCTTTGCTTCAGGTATGAAGAAAGGCTTTATAACGCACCTTCAACTAAAAGGTATTTGGGATAAACTAGAGTTAAATGAAACTAACTTAGAAATAGCATTTAATCCACCAACAAACTTCTACGAACTAAGAGAGAATCAGAAACTCGAAATGAAAGCTCAGTCTTACGGTGCCATTAGTAGTGGTGAGTTTGTATCTAAGACCTTCGCACAGAAGAAGTATCTCGGCTGGAAAGATAAGGACATTCTTGCTAACAGAGAGTTCTTACGTAAAGATGCTGAACTTCAGTGGGAGCTCGGTCAAATATCTACAAGTGGTCCAGCTTGGAGAGAAGTTGTTATTGCTGGTGATATCAGTGCTGGAGCTGAAGGCGCTGCTGGTGGAGAAATGCCAGGTGGTGGCTTAGGAGCTGCTATGGGTGGTGGTGGAGCACCTCCTGAATTCGGTGGTGAAGCTGCTACAGGTGGAGCACCTGCTCCAGAAACTGAGGCTGAAACACCACCTCCAGCAGAATAATGACTAAATATACATATGTCGCTAGCTTGTGAAGTTTTACCTGTATCAGCATTCCAGTCTACTAATTTAAATAGTAAACTAGAAACATTTAACGATCTCGCAGATCGTATAAAACGATCATTAGGATACCCTCTAATAACACTAGAAGTACACTCTGACCAGTTATTCCAAAACATACAAATTGCAGTAGAGTATTTTTCAAAGTTTGCAGGGTATACAAAGGAATTTTTGATATTTGATTCAAGAATATACCAGAAAAATAGAGGTATAAGAATAGATCAGTTATTCACACTTGCTAAATCAAACGCTACAAATGCACAAAAAATAGCAAACACACCGATTTGGGCTGGACCAGACTTTACTGTTGAATTACCACAAACAGTTTACGTTAACACTTCAGCCGTACCTGCTACTACATTTGCTAGTTCGTCTGCTCTATCGAGTTTATTTTCAAGTGGTATGCCTGAATTTGAGATATTAGATACATCACTATACAGCTCTGTCACATCGTTTAACCCTGCACTGACATCAAATTTTAGAGCATCTGTTAAGAAGGGCGTATCGTTACAAGGTACAGACTCATCCGCCGTAGAATATTCAAACGTATTTGATTATGATGCGATGGATTATAGAAAAGTCATAACAGTCACTGAGTTCGAAGAAGGCTCTAATGAAGGTGTAAATACTTTATTCACTCTTGAACAAACTCTTGCTCAACAAACATATTTCAGTTATGCATTAGGTAACTACGGCTTTGACTTAGTATCTTGGTACACTTTAAAAGAATGGACGAAAACAAGAGAAAAGATGTTAGCAACTAGACGTGATATTAAGTTCGATGAACGAACACAGTACCTACAAATGTACCCGCAACCTGGTGCGAGTAGATTCTATGGTGTATTAGCTTGTTATCTTGAACGACCAATTAGAGATCTTGTAAAGGAACAATGGGTGTATGAATACGCTGTAGCTCTAACGAAGATAATTATAGGTCGTGTTCGTGGTCGATTTACAGGTGTTGCGTTACTTGGTGGTGGTACTCTAAATACAGATTTATTACAAGAAGGTCTAACTGAGAAAAAAGATCTTGAGCAAATGTTATTAACAGGTGCATCAGCAGGATTTGGCGACGCAGATCCACCAATATTTTTCGTGGCCTGAAGATTAGAAATAATAGTGGCTTTCTATCACCTATTCCATAAATAATAATATGGATAAAAAATATTTCTTAATGTTAAAGACACATAATCAAACTAAATTAAAATATTTATGTTTTCATCACGGAACAATATCGAGTTGTTATACATATAACGGATCTGGCTCGTATTGGACATCACATTTATCAAAACACGGTAAAGATATAACTACAGAAATATTATTAGAATCCTTTAATAGAGATGATATTTCAAATAGAGGTATTCAGTTATCAAAAGAGTGGGATATAGTAAAATCAAAAGAATACGCTAATTTAACAATAGAAGATGCACAGACAACAGCAGAACCGTTACAACGGCCTGAAGTACGTAGTAAGAGGTTAGAATCATTTAAAGCTCGAATTAGACAAAATGGT